TTTTGGAATGGACTTCTAATGAAGAAAATTTAGTTAAGTTAGAAACATTCTTGATCAAGACAGATTTTGTCTTCAGGAAGTTATATGGATTTGGTAAGTTTCTTATCAAAGACAATATTGTAGACGGTATAAATCAATTATTTGGTTCAGATGAGACTCTCCTCGGAAGGATAGAGGGTCTTGGTAAGATCATGCTTGGTGTCATCGGGTTGAAGTACCTGTTGAATCCATTCAGTCTTATCACTGATATCCTCAACATGGCCAACATCATATCTGGTGGTGGCAAAGGGAAACCTGTAGGTTCTGGTAAACCTGGAACAAAACCTGGTGTTGGTAGACCAAAGATTACCACGAGTGGTGGTAAACCTGTTACCAAAAATCCATTCACTAAATTAGGGGATAAACTTAGACGACTTAATCCATTTAAATCAAAACCAACTGTTACCACTAGTGGTTCAACATCTACTGGTATTTTTAAACCTAAACCTAAGATTACAGGTAATGTTGTAAAACCAAATGTTTTTACTAACATTAAGAATACCTTTGCAAATATAAAGGTTCCTAAAAAGTTACCATCATTAAGAGGATTTAAAGTATCGCCAGGTATGGTCAGTAGTGTCAAGACTTTAGGTCTTGGTTGGTTGGCAGATACCTTGATTAATAAAGGTTTTGATGCTCTTGCACAAGCACAAATTAATAATGAGGTAAAGAAATTCTTAGCAGCTACTCCTGAGAAACAAGCAGGAGCAATTAAACATTATGAAGGTTTAATAGAAAAATACGAAAAGAGATCTGACTCGTGGTTTAATAAAATTACCACAGTAGGTGGACTTCTTGGTGAGTCTAGTGATGCAAATCTGCTGCGTAGATTTACTGCTACATTAGCAGCTCTGAAAGAGGCACAGCGTCGTCAGGCGTCAGGTGAGTTAACTGAAGGTGAAGATCTTGGAACGATCGACCAAAAATACATCGACATGGTTGATCTGTATTCAAAAGGTGGTAAATTACCTCAGTTCTTCTTAGGTGGTTTATTCAAAGGTATTGGTAAGGCAGTTAGTGGTGTTTTCAATGGTGTAAAAAATGTTGTAGGTGGTGTATGGAACGCTGTTTCTTCAGTTGCTTCTAATCCGATTGTATCTACAATCGCATCTTTCATTCCTGGCGCTAATATTATCGTACCTGCTATCAATGCTGTCAATGCATTGAGAAGTGGTAATTTCATGGGCGCTGTCATGAGCGGTCTTGGTGCCGTTGGTAGTTTTGCCAGCATCAATAGCGTTAACATGATCAACCAACCAAGTTGGTTGCAAAATTTACGTTTCAGTAAGTTTGGTCAAGGTGTTGCTAAAATGTATCATAGTGGATTGAATGCATACACCAAACTTGCTGGTGGTGTAAGTAATCTGTTTGATAAAGTTCAGGGCAGTACAATTGGTAAGATTGGTATGCAACTGTTAGGTGGTAACACTGGTGGTGCTATTGGAACAGTAGTTGGTATGATGCCAGGCGTTGGAAGTGGTATTGAAAATTTTGGTAAGTTCTTGGAAGAGAATAAATTATCTGGTATTTTAAGTGCTGTGCCTGGTGTTGCAGGTATGGCAAGTAAGATTCCAAATATCTTAGCAATACCTGGTATGGAATCTATATTAGGTAAACCAGGTGAAGGATTTAGTGCATTGGGTGCTATTGGTAATATGGCAGATAAGGTAGGCATGAAAGGTGTCTATCAAGCAATTCTTAGTGGTGCTCAGACAGGTAATTATATTGAAGGGTTGCCTCAACTTGCTTCTGAACTAGGTGTTGATCCTAGAATTTTGGGTGTTTTAGATAAAGGTAAACAACTTCTGTCAAATAACAAATTTAATGCCGAGTATGCGATGCAGACTGCTATCGAGTTCTTACCAGTACCTTTAGTTGTAGAGAAGATCGTTGCTGCACCTACCCCTGTACCTATAAATAGCGGTGATACATATTTAGTTGCACCTTCTTCTACCAGTGGGGCTAAACGATAAATGGCAACAGTTACGAAAGGCGCTAAAATTAATTTTTATAAGTTCGTAGATCCTGATGGTGGTGCGGGCACTACTGCTGCTGCGAAGGGAGTTAGTAAAGAAAATAAAGCGTTAACTGCTTCCATTAAAGCAAATACTCAAGCAATCAATAATTTAGGAGCAACTGTCAACTCCATTGGTAAGGTTGCTGTGTCCATGAAAAATGCACAGCTTAAATTACTGAAGATTGATGAAGACAGACTGAGAAAGTCATCATTCAAACCAAAGTTTACAAAAGCAAAACCCATCAAATCAAAAGCATTTGATAGTCTATTCTCAGGCAAAATAATGGGTTTCTGGGAAAGTCTGCTGAATTTAGCAGGTGCTCTGTTAAAGTATTTTTTAGTTCTTCCTGCTCTTAAATGGCTTTCTAAGGAAGAAAATCAAGATAAAGTTGTAAGTGGTCTCAAGATACTTGCTAAAGTATTCAAATTTATTGCTGATGTCGCAAAGTTTTCGTTTGTTAATACTGTTGAAGGTCTGTACGATCTTCTAAGAGATGATGCCAATTGGCAAGAAAGAATCGGTGGATTTGTTCAGGCGTTAGCAGGACTAGGAACAGGATTTTTAGCAATATCAATCTTAACGAATCCTGCTGGCACTATTAAACAATTTGCTAATGTGTTGACAATGTTCAACACTGGACTTAAAAAAGCAGCTCTTAAACTGCTGGCACATCCTCTAGTCATAGCTGCGGGAGGAGTTGCTCTTCTTAGTTATGCTGCATATGAACTAATTGGAAAAGATTTAGCAGAGGCAAGAGAAGAAGCTGATAACACAAAGAGAGAAGCCTTAAAACAAGCACCAAGCACAAAAGATTTAAAACCTGGTGAGATTGAAGCTATAATTGAAGGATCACGAATCCCTGATGTTGGTGGTTCTGGATCAACCAACAACTTAAACAACATGTTCACCGATCCGTTAGGATTGAGAAATGATCCATTAGGCACTGGTTTTAATCCTAATGGCATGGGACTTGCTCGTGGAGGATATTTACAGGGGTATGCTAAAGGTGGATGGATCAACGGTCCTCAGTCAGGGTATCCAGTAAACATTAGTGGTGGTAATAAACCTGATTTTATTGGTCATGGTACAGAGTATGTTGCTAGAAAGGCAGATGGTGGTGCGTTTATTGTCCCATTCGACACACCTGCAACCAGAACTAATCCAAGTTTAACTGCTAGTAGAACCCTAGAAGCAAAGATGATGGGGTTCAAACTACCAGGATTTTCTGATGGTGGTGCGCTGGATAGTTTTGCAAAGAGAATGATTAAAGTCCATGAAGGACTGAGATTGAAGAAGTATTTGGACTCCAATGACCATCCTACTATTGGATATGGTCACTTAGTTAGACCTACTGACAGATTCCCCGATACAATTAGTAAAGCATTTGCGGAACAGTTATTCGAGAAAGATTACAAGCATCATAAAAGCGCAGCAAAGAACATACCTGGATATAGTTCATCTACTCCAATGCAAAAAGCGGCATTGATTGATCTCACCTTTAATATGGGTCCTCATTGGTATAAGGAATTTCCTAAGATGATGACAGCATATGGTAAAGGAGACTTTGAGACTGCTGGTAATGAGTTGATGGACAGTAATTACTTCAGGCAAGTTAAACGTCGTGGTCCTACCATTGTATCACTTATCAAGAATAAAGGTCTGGGTCCAGCAAGTCAATACTTGATAGACGCTGGCATCATACCTCCTGCCGCCAGCACTAAGAGTGGTACGTCGCAAAATATGAATCCATTACAAGCATTTGGATCATTTATTTCAAACACTTTATTTGGCGGTCCTGCATCAGCAGCACCAAATGCTTCTGGTTCTGAACCAAATGATATGGGCAGAGATACTGCTAATAGACAAAATACCACTACAGGTTCATTTACTGTCATTCCAACTTCACACCAAGAGACTGGTGCTGGATGGGGAATTAGAGGCGTTACCGACAAATATGGTCGTCCTATAGTGTTATCTCAACCTGCTGCTATGGCGTTTGCTAAAATGATGCAAGTGTCTAAGGGACAAGTAAAGGGATCTGATATTGCAAGTTCAGGTAGAACTAGAAGGAAAAACACCTCAGTTGGTGGTGATCCTAACTCAGTTCACTTATATGGTGAAGGTCTTGATATCTCTGGTTCTTCGGAAAGATGGATGAAATCAAACGCCAGTAGATATGGTTGGAATTTTGGATATAACCATGGACCTGGTAGTGGTCACTATGACTATGAAGGTAAAGGTTCTAGAGTAACACCTATTTTAGCACCGCCTGGTGGAAAATCTTTTGTCTATGATAAAGCTGCTGTAACGGATGTTGGTGCTTCTGCAACTGCTAAAAAAACTGGTAGTGGTAATATTTTTACTAACTTACTTAAAGCAAGTCTTGCAGGTCAGGGTAAAAGTAATAGAGATCCGAGTAGTCTCTTTAACGAATCTGCAATGGATACTGGATTTGGATCCTTATTTGATGTGGACTCTCCTTTGACCTCTGGTATTAATTATTCAAGTGCTTTCAAGAATCCTTTTAGTTCTACATCAGCTCAAAGAGCAGAGAGCATACAAGAACAAGCAAGGATTCGTAAAGTAACAGAACAAAGAAATCAAGCAAGAAGGGAAATCAATGCAAAGACTTCTGAGGTCGTGCAGATGGCGTTGGCGGCTGTTGAAGCGCAAAATGGTTCCAATAGGCAATTCATTCAAACGGCTGAATCGGCAATTAGGAATCTTTTAGGTGCTCAAGCAGGCGGTGGTACATTTGCTAACGTAGGAGGAACAACGGGAACCGTTTTAAGGACTGCTGTTGCTGTCCTAAATTCTTTTAATAACCCTCTTAGAGGTATCTTCCAATGAGTCAGAACAGGGTAGGTTCTCTAGAGCGGGAACAAGCAGGACAGATTGAGATTGCACTTTCCATTCAGAAAGATGGAAAGCGCGTAGAAACTGTTGATGGGCAATATAACTTAATTGAATTTCTAAGAGGATTTGAAGTTTATGAAAGTATTTCAAATCCCTGCATGGAGTGTCGTCTTGTCTTGGAAGACTCGGCAGGTATTCTAGGCACTCTGACAGGATCAGAGGAATTTGTTCTTAATATTAGAAGTTCTATTAAAGATAGAACATATTATTTTAGAGCATATCAGATTCAAGCTAGAGTTAGAACAAGACAAACTAACGAAACATATCTTGTCAACTGTGTTTCTAGTGAGTTTATCATTAATGAAACGACAAACGTTTTTGGTAATTCAGAAGTTATCTTTGATAAAAAGAATGATGCTTCCGAAATTGTTAAACAACTTTTAGGCAAAAGGTTTATCAACACTAAGAAAAAATTATTTTCTGAGGCAACAATTAATAAACAAAATTTTGTTTCTCCTAACTGGAGAGCATTCGATTTAATCTATTGGTTATGTCAGAGAAGTATTCGCAAATCTAGTAGAAAAGGTACGTTGCAGAATGGATTTGCATTTTTTGAAAATGCACTTGGGTTTAATTATAAGTCATTAGATTCTTTAATTGAACAAGTAGTAGATCAAGACGAAACCGAGACTAATAATACATCAGGAAAACTAAGATTATACACTTACAATTATACACCCAAGAGAATGGGTAATCAAGAATCCGATCAATTTAATATTGACCGTATTGCATTTCCTGAAGAGAAAAACTTCTTGATGGGACTAAGACATGGTGCTTGGTCTGGATTTAGTGTTGGTTTTGATCCTACGTTTATCACTAGATCTAGAATGGGATTGAGCACAGACTTATCTGCTGATGCTTATCGATATACAATGTCTGACATTTGGAAAAGAATGTCTCATTTGAATGGTGGTAACTCAGTCAATCCTCAGAAAAAGATGGATTCAACTGCTCAAAGTTATGTCAACTTTCCAAAGAGAGTTAGATATACTATGCTCCCTAACCAAATTTTTGATCCTAAGTTCAAAAATAATCCGCAAAGAAACTATGAGCAATTAGTTGAATTGCAGGCATATCAGTGGATGCGTATGGAGTCTTTGAAGCAATGTCAGATGACAATTGTTGTGCCTGGTAATTTAGATCTGTACGCTGGCGGCGGGGTGGAAATCAATATACCGACAACTTATAAGGATGGTGATACACCGAAGAGAGATGCTAAGTATAGCGGGCGGTGGTTGATTGCTGCTGTAGCACATAAAGCAGTTGGTCTAAACTTTCAAACAGAACTTGCTTTGATGAAGGACTCTGATATTAAAAATAATCATAGTTGACAACACCCCTAAAACTGTGTAGAATAACACTGTCAAGGTTCAGAGGAGCTTTGATAAATAGTACCGTATCATTAGTATACAAATATGGAATCCATCGAAGCACATATTGCGAAGGACAAAGAAATCCTTCAAGATCCAACTACTAATCCACAGATGCGTCGTCACGTTGAGAGTGAGTTGCATGAATTGGAAGAGTATGTAGATCATCACAAAAAAGAAATTGAAGCAGGAGATCATCACGATCCAACGTATCTAGAGTTGTATTGCGATCAGAATCCCTCTGAACCCGAATGTCTTGTGTATGACGATTAATAATTTTATTGGTATATGGGAAAAAGAAGTCCCTAATGAATTATGTGATAAAACAATAAAATATATCGAGTCACAAGAACTTATTAAGAACGAAGGTAATGACAATGCACTAAGAGATGATTCAAGTACGTTTCTCCTTGAAGGGGATCTTTTCACCGAACTTGATAATTATCTAGCACCTGTCGCAGAAGAATATGCAAATAAATGGGGTGCTTTACATGGTGCATGTTTAGCTAACAAAGAGATTAAATTACAAAAAACATTACCTTGTCAAGGTTATCATGTTTGGCATTGTGAAAGAAACTCAGTGCAAAACACAAAGAGAGAACTGGTATGGACTATCTACTTAAATGATATGCCTGACGGTGAAGGAGAAACAGAATTCCTATTTCAAAAGTTTAGATATAAACCAAGAAAAGGAGACATCGTAATCTTTCCTGCATCATTTACACATACTCATAGAGGTAATCCTCCATACACAAAGATTAAATACATAGCAACTGGTTGGTATGTCTATACAGATTGATGATTATCTCTTAGGACATTGGACAAATAGGCATCAAGCACAATCCGCTCCACATCATTATTCCAGTATAGAAATCATATGGAGTAAAGTTGAGGGTGGTTATCATTCAAAGAATTATTATCGATCACAAGGACCTGATAATCCCTACAGAGAAAGGTACCATAAAACTGATGTGATATCAGATAATAAAATAATTTTTAAAAATTACAATTTAGATTGGACAAGATCAGAAAATTGTGATATGATGTTTACATTCGATGGCACTGCATGGCACGGACACTTAGTCGGTGATAAATGCACTGGTGCCATGGGATATCGTGTTGTTTCTGAGATTAGTCTTTATGGCGAGAAACTACATAGTAAAGATCAAGGTTATGATGAGAAAGGTGATATGATATGGGGAAGTAACGCATTATATAAATTCATTCGCTGGGGAGAATAGCTCAGCGGTAGAGCTACTCGTTTACACCGAGTCGGTCGGGGGTTC